CGACAGCCGCCATAGCTGACCGTCGCGCACGAAAAGAATAGTCCCTTTGCCCGCGCTCTCGCGTGGGTCAATAACCCAATGGGTATCAACAGGAAAACCG